GAACTTGGTAACTGCTCGTATTGAGTGTTACGAAGATATCAACTTAATGTTGACTACATCTGCAATCTATGCTGATATGGGTAACGTAGCTTAATTCTAATGGTTAAGTAAATAAATGACCCCTACCAATTCGGTGGGGGTTTTTTATTGAAATAAATTAAGTAATTTTGTAAAAAGAAGTATATGGCTTATTCCAATTATATTAATGACTTTAGTGCCGTTCCTATCGCACCAATAACAGAGCCAGTTACTTTAGCAGAGGCAAAATTGTATTGCCGTGTTACAACAAGTGCTGAAGATACCTTGATTACGTTAATGATTACACAAGCAAGAGAAGCTATCGAAGTGGCAACAGGATTGAGTTTGATACCAAAAGACATTACTACTTATTTTAACAACGTGAGTGGCAATTTTGACATTCCATTCGGACCAATTGATATTGATACGTTTGAGTTGTTTGATATGGAGCAAAACGGAATCGAGGTTACAACACCTAACCTACAATTGATAGGTAATGAGTTCCCTAAATTAGTTTCTCCAAGATATGCCAATTTAAAGGCTACTTATGAAGCTGGATATACAACTATACCTAAAGACCTTAAATTAGCCATATTAGACCAAATCTCTTATGACTACGAGAATAGAGGATTAGATGGTGATTCTGGTATTTGTGAGAAGTCTTGGAAAGCGTGTCAAAGATGGACAAGAATATCCCCAATTTTATAATATGAAGTTAGGAAAAGCGAAAGCAAATTACGTTGATGCCAACACGATGACCCGTGAGGTTGGAATCTATGCTCCAACAAGGACAAGTGATGGTCAAGGTGGGTTTACTACCACATTTGCCCTACAAAGCACAGTTTGGGGTGATTTAAGACCAGATAATCAAGTTCGTGAGATAGATCAGTCAGAATTACAATTCGACCAAAAAAACCGCCTTTACATTCGATTTGGGGTTACTATTAACGATTCGTATGAGGTAGCGGTTGAAGGGGATAGATATACAATACATTCCATTAAAAACGTAGAGAACCAAAATAGGTTTTTGGAGTTAATAATTTATAAGTAATGGATAGAGTTACTTTAGATATGGTAAATTTGGCTGATGTATTTAAAGATTTAGACAAATTGGATGTTAAGATACAAGCTGAAGTAAGGGATGAAATGAACGCATCTGCTTTAACTATTCAATCTTCGGCTAAAAGGTCTGCTCCTGTTGATTTAGGTTTTTTAAGAAATAGTATTTATTTAAAGGAAGATAGCAAAAAGCAAGAGGTTGTTTTTACAGTTGGCGCAAAGGCAAAATATGCTCCATACATTGAATTTGGCACAGGAACAGAAGTAACTGTACCAGCTGGGTATGAAGAATTAGCTATTTTATTTAAGGGTAAAAATCCAGCTAAAATAAACATTAGACCACAACCTTTCTTAATACCAGCCTTTGAAAATGAAAAACCTAAATTAATTGAAAGAATAACTAAATTACTAAAGAATGTTAAATCCTAATATTGAGATAAAGAAATGGTTTTATACCAACTTGACAAGTGCAAGTGGATTGGTTGTTTATGATGGTTTTGCTCCAGAGGGTGCTGGTGATGAGTATATTGTAATGACTGGGAGAACATCAAGTCAAGAGCAAGGTAAAACAGGCTTTACAAATACAATTACTATCATAGTTGATATTATTACAAAAAATGCTAACTTTGGATATAAACGTGCTGAAACTATAAGCGATTTAGTGTTAGAAGATATAAACTCGGATACAGAAATAACCCTATCAAATGGGTTTACTGCATCAAGTTTAAGTGTAGAAAGTATAAGGAATTTAGATGGCTTAAACCCTTTAGATAACGTTTTTAGAGTATTAATAACGTATAACATAACTATAACTCAAAATTAAAATTAAATAAAATGGCAGAAACAAAAGTAAGCGGTAGAGATTATATCCTCTTAGCTGATCTAAACAATGACGGAACATACAAGCCTGTTGCTTGTTTGACTTCTAACTCTTTGACATCAACTTTAGGAACAATTGATGCAACTTCTAAATGTGGAGACCAATACACTCCAAATCAATCTTTTAACCAATCTTTCGAGTGTGAAGGTTTTGCGATTGATGAAACAGGTACTCCTTCTAAAGATAGCTACCAACAATTGTATACTGCTCACTCTGCGCAAACTTTATTTGCAATTAAAATGGGTAGAGCAACTCCAGTAGCTGGTGATGTTTATTACGGAGGTACTGCTACAAGTTTAGTGTTTATTAGCAACTTTAATGTTAACGCTGCTGATAAAGATGATGTTAAATTTACTGCAACTTTCGTAGTAAGTGTACCACCTATTGCACAAACTGAAGTACCTGTATAAATAAAATAAAAAACTATGTTTGAATTAAAGACTAACAACAACACAATCCACCTAAAGTGGGGTACTTGGGCAATGCGTGAGTTTACAAAAGTAAATAAAATTGGTATTGACGAGTACTTTAAAGTTCTTTCAACGGCTCAAACAAGTATAGACGTAATAGTTCAGCTTGTTTACATTGGTTATAAATCTGCTTGTGTAAGTAATAAAGATGAAGTAATATATACCATTGATGATGCTTGTGAATGGATTGATGAAGTGGGTTCTATTTTTAGCGAAGAAGGTCAAATAATTGACTATTTAAAATACATCGTTGAAAGTACAGTCCACACCATTACAGGTGAGAAGAAGGAAGAAGAAAAAAAAAAGCCTAACAAAGCTAAGCTGGGATGATATCTTAGTTAAAGCTGCGGAGTGCGGAATAAGACCAAATGAATTTTGGGATATGACTTGGAAGGACTTTTCCATTATCGTTTTAGGTAAGGAAAGAAACGAGTTAAACGAATGGGCAAGGACAAGAAACCTTGCCTATATTGTATACTTAAGTTCCACAACCGAGAAAACACCTAAAAGTATGAAGGCTTTTTGGAGTATTCCAGAATTAGATAAATCGGATGTTGATGAGGAAAGAGTGATGATAACTGAAGAACAATTGGCAAGAACACTTAAATTGTACGGAGTAAATTAATAAAGATGGCAGAGAATATAGATTTAAATATTAATATAGGTGCGAATGTAACAGATTTGCAATCGCAACTACAGAAAGCTGAAAATCTATTAAAACAATTTGAGGCTGCACTAAAGAAAGCTACAAACGTTGGTGAGATTAATTATTTAAATAATTCAATCAAAACTCTAAATACTCAAATTACTAATTTAGGGCAACAAATGAATAAGGTTGGCAGACCTGCTGCCGATGCTACAAATGCTTTAGGTAATTTATCAAGAGTTGCACAAGATGCTCCTTATGGATTTATTGGTATAGCGAATAACTTAAACCCTTTATTAGAATCGTTTCAAAGATTATCAAAAGAAAGTGGTGGTGCAGGTGGTGCTTTAAAAGCTATGGTAAGCGGTCTTACTGGTCCAGCTGGTATAGGTATTGCATTGGGTGTTGTTTCATCTGTTATTGTTGCATTTGGTGATGATATTAGTAATTTTATTACTGATAAAATGCAAAATCTTGGGAAGGCATTTAAGTTAGAAAGTGAAATAATTACAAAAGCTGGTGATGCTTATGTTAAAGCAAAAACAGATATAAATGATTTAAAAGATAGTTATTCGGACTTTCAAAATGGTTTTATTACTAAGGAAAAGTTTTTAAAGCAATTTAATTCGACATTAGGAGATACTATAAGTCAAACAAAAGATTTGGCTACTGCTGAAAAGTTTTTAACTGATTATGCTGATGAGTATGTTCAAATGACATTTAAAAAAGCGGTTGCTAATGAAGCTGCTACTGCTGCTGCTAAAAAACAATTTGAAGCAGAAGTTGCTAAAAACAAGCCTAATGCTGCATTTGCAAATACTTTTGAAAACTTATTTTTTGAAGGTAAGAATTTACAAGATTTAGGTAAGTTAAGAAAAGACCAAATAATAAAAACTGCAGATGATGATGTAAAAATATTTGAGGGAATTAGAAAGAAATATGAAGATGAAGCCAATAAGATACAAGAACAATTTAAAAATATATTTGGTGTTATTGATGTAAATCAAGCACCTTCTCCTGTTGTAAACTATGCAAGAGAAGAAAATAAGCAACTTACTTTAGAGTTATCTAAAATGAAGGCTCTAAGAGAGCAAATGAAAAAGATAGGTTTAGAGCCAATAAAATTGTTTCAATTGCCATCAGAAGAAAGGGCAAAAGAAGATAAAAGAA